GGGACGATGAACCGCTACCATTGTATGAAGAAATCGAAGAACTTACTACACCTGAACTCAATTATTTGCATGAAGAGTTTGAGCGGTATGGCGATAGATTTGAGGATTTGATGCAAACGGCCAATTGGTGGTCGCAAGAGTTGCACGAAGACTTTTTGGAACTGAACGAACTTATCCACCTTCATGAAGATTTGCTATACATCAAGAAGGGCGACTTTCCGAATATGGCACTTCTTTATGATTATTATCCACAAGGATTGCATCTTCCTATCCTCGAGCGCGATAAACTATGGTTAACACCAACGCTACAGTGGGGAGAAGTTTATCTTGGTTATAACACCCTTGGTAAAGATTGGATGAAGGTTGTCGCCGACAAAGACTTAGAAGTAATCGAACGTGAACAAGTAAGACCCCAGGAAAGATTCGCAGCAGAAACTTGGATTAATTTTGGTCCAGATAGTGATGGTTGGGAAATAAGACAACTGGAAAAGATGTATTCTGAGTTACCAGAGAATCTACAAAAGAAAGTTCCCATTGACGATCTGAATAAACTGACTTATGGTAGATTTAAACTTGGAAAAATTATAATCGATGAATATTTTATATCTCGCTACGGCGGAACAATTGCGGATTACAGTGTAAAAGCAGGAAGCGTAAAGCGACATTGGGATGAACATGTGTTTAGCACTTTCGTAGAACTAAAAGAAATTGAATTTTTATGATGGATAAGAAATTAATAAAAATACAGCAAACAGAAAATGTAATGTTGCTTACGTGGATTATTAATAATATTTGTAATAATCGTTGCGCGTATTGTCCACCAATATTGAATTCTGGTAAGAATCACCACTATGAATGGGAGCGTGCAAAAGAATTTATCTATCGACTCATTGACCACTACCCAAAGATACATTGCACTATCAGCGGCGGTGAACCGACACTGAGTCCGTTCTTTAAAGAATTGGTAGACATTTTCTATACGAGTAAGAATAATACTATTGGTTTAACTACAAATGGTGTAAAACCTATAAAATATTGGGAAAAAATTGCCCAAAAATTTAGTTATATATGCTTTAGTTATCATCCAAGTTATGAAGACCCAGAATTTTTAGAGAAGGTAAAGGTTGCATCAAAGCAAACTTTAGTAACTGTTAGAATCATGATGGATTCTAGATATTGGGACAAAGCATATGAAATGTATCAACGTTGTTGTGAAATTCCTGAGATTGCAGTAGAAGCAGTAAGAGTTCTTCCTGAACAAGCGAGAGCAACAAACGTTGGAGAAACCTATACGCCCGAGCAGGAAAGTATTCTAATGTCAATTCCAAGAAAAGAAATGAATTATGATCCGTCGATTGTAAATCCAAACTTCAAATACTCGTCCATGATGTCTGACTTTTATTTCGACGATGGTTCGGTAGAATATAATGGACAGTCAAATAAATATATTACTGAAGGTGATAATAAGTTTGCTGGATGGTATTGTGCAGCAGGATTGGAAAGTTTGTTTGTCTCTTGGTCTGGACATGTCCAGGTTGCGAATTGTCTTCAGGGCGGATATATGTTTCATATCAACGACCATGCGGATTACCAACTTCCAACCAAGGGAGTTATTTGTAACCAGAAACTTTGCTTTTGTGGAACAGATTTTATGATAAGCAAAGAAAAGATATAATTGTGTCTAACACAGAACTGATCAACTTTCTTACAGAAAACAAAAAGAAGCAATGGAATTATCCCAATACGTTTCCGAATAATCTGTGGGAAACAGATTGGCCCTGGTCGCAAGTAAACGCAACAGGAACTCATAACTACAATGAAATTATAGCAGAGTTATCTGCTGTTAGCGAACTTTTTGTAGAACACAGAGCAAAAGATAAAATTGAAAGTTATGGTCACGAGGGTTGGTACTCGCTAACGGTGCACGGTATCGATTACGACAAAACTGAAAATTATGATCGGTATGGATTTAGCAGCGAAGAAGAAGCAAACTATAAATGGACTTCTGTCTGTGAGAAATTACCATTGACAAAAAACCTAATTGATTCGCTACCATTTAAAGATTACGGTAGAATTCGTATCATGAGAATGAGTCCTCAGGGATATATTATGCCACATACAGATGGTATCGGAAGAATCTTCGGACCTTTTAATTTTGCGATTAATAACCCAGAAGGTTGTGAGTTTGTGATAGAAGGACATGGCGTTGTTCCGTTTAAGCAAGGTTCTGGTTTTTTACTTGACATTGGTAAGAAACACGCTGTTATCAACGATAGCGACGAATATCGTTACCATATTATTATTCATGGTAAACTTACTACAAATCCCGCTGAACTTTTACGAGAAATACTATGAATATCGTGCAAGGTAATTTTGTCAACGATGTAGATTTAGCAATTTGCATTTTTCCGACTGAGACGATTAAAAATAAAGAACTTGCAAAAAGAATGGTTGAGTATACTAAGTTTTATGCGCTCAGGTTTAACCAACTGGCGCGGCGCGAAAATACATTATCAATTTTAGAATGTGATAGTATCGATGATGGTATGTCAAAGTATCACGGAACTTACAAGAATATCTTGTTTATGGCAGCGGGTGTTCGCATCTATGACATGTCTATCCTCTTTGAGATCAGAGAAGAAATACTTTCCAGTCCCAACTACATGGCGTTCGGGCACATCTTAGAATGGAAAGAAGATTGGTACGAGCTACATCATCAGTTTGTGTTAGTTAATAGCCGCAACTGGATTAAATGTGGTAAACCAAGTTATGGTGCATGGGAACAGAAAATTGAAGAACTGCCGGTTGTAGAAAGAAGCGAAGAAAATTTCCATGACGATTATACACCGTTGTGGATTCGCTATACTGGTGAATATAAACCGCAGAAGCATACCAAGCAGGGATGGAATTACTTTAATGCTTCTAGTCGTGGTAATTGTGAAATCGGTAATTGGAATGACACGATACGATCCAAGCGGACATATTATTACCCAGAGAATAACGGCAATGAACTATTACAATCACTAAAAGAATTACGAAATTGTGGAGTTACCAATCCCAATCAAATTCGTTTTATTAATACTCTTCGAAACTTTTCTGATCAAATTTGGGTTCTTAATAGTGAAGAAATAAAAATTGATTTTAATAATAAGCAATATTCTTTCGCTGCGTTTCCCGCCGCTGGGTTCAAGTTTTTAGAAATTTTACATCGGGGTAAACTGAAGCAGGATGGTAAAATTGTGATATATGACTTCAATCCAAAAAGTATTCAGTGGATTGAAACTCTAATGCACAGTAATAAAAATCCATTGCAATTAATGCAGGAGTATCCACATAAAAAAACATTTAAATGTCTCGGTGGACAGGTTTTTACGGAATCAGGAGAATTCACTAAAGATTTTCTGGAGAGTTATCAGCGAACTGTTTCGTATTTCGGCGGAGAAGAAAACTTTAATAAATTGATTGAAGAATTTAGAAAAAGTAATGTTGTTTTTGTTCAATGTGATTTATTCAATTCTCCCGAAACTCTTTGTTCACATCTATCTGAAAATGGATTAATTAACATCTCTAATATATTTTGCACTGATTTCAGCAATGGATACTATGGTCTAAAAGAAACACAAGCTAGGTATAAAAGTTTTATTAAATTGTTACCAGAAAAAACTCGGGTCATAGGTTTTGGAGCAAACTGCGAGACATTGAATTGAGATAATTTCTATTGCTACACACTTATACTTTACGGAGTTACTTTATGTTAAAATGGCTGATAAAAAAAATTAATTCATATTTTGCTAGAAGAAAGCATCTAAAACGAATTAAAGAATTACGTAAAATGGATCCGTTCATCTATGATTGAATGGGGTATATCCGCAGCAGCACATGATGCATCTTTGACAGTAGTTGATGGAAGTGAAATTTTATTTGCTTCTCATGCTGAACGGTATTCGGGTATCAAAAATGACAAAGACTTGAATGTAGATTTAATTCGCGCGGCATTGATGTTTGGTAAACCAGAAAAAATTCACTGGTATGAAAAACCTAAACTTAGAGCTATGAGACGATTGCTTGCGGGTCAGGGCATGGTTAGATTTAGCGTTAGACAATATCTTGCTGCTTTCGGACTAAAAGATATTCCGGTAGAATTTGCATTTCATCATGAATCACATGCCGCGGCTGGCTTCTATACTTCGCCGTATGATAATGCAACCGCTCTTGTTATTGATGCTATCGGTGAATTCGATACTGCGTCAATCTGGAAATGCTCTGGTAGTAAACTCAAAAAGAAATGGTCTATGGACTATCCTAAGTCTTTGGGTCTGTTCTATTCTGCTATGACAGATAGAATTGGGTTAAAGCCCAATGAAGACGAATATATCTTAATGGGAATGGTAGCATATGGTGATCCTGGAAAGTATTATGATGAAGTAAAAAATCTTTGGAAATCTGAGAACCTGCATCGTGGATGTCGCTGGTGGCGGCCAGATGACGGAGACCTGGACATTTATAGTGTCGCTGCGGCAACTCAAAAAGTCTATGAAGAAGAATTCGAAAAACTTCTGATACGAGCAAAAATGAAAGATGCCGCACAAGATAATCTTGTTCTTATGGGTGGCTGTGCGTTAAACTGTTCTGCAAATCATCTTGCTAGAAAATACTTCAAGAACGTTTGGATTATGCCAAATCCGGGTGATGCAGGAAGTTCCTTGGGTGCGATTGCAGCTAACAACAGACAAAAATTGAAATGGAAGGGTCCATATCTCGGCGCAGATATGGGAGGAGAATATCCGGTAGAAAAACTCTTGACAGAATTGCATAAGACTGGTATAGTAGGTGTTGCAAATGGTCAAGCAGAATTCGGCCCTAGAGCATTAGGTAATCGCAGCCTTCTAGCTGATCCAAGAGGTCATGACATTAAGGATAAAGTAAATGCTATTAAAAAGCGTCAAAAATTTCGCCCATTTGCTCCAGTCATTCTGGCAGGACGTGCGCGAGACTACTTTGAAATGTCATGGGAAGACTCCCCTTATATGCAATATACTTCAAGATGTAAATATCCTGATCAGTTTCCTGCTATTGTTCATGCTGATGGGACATCTCGCGTCCAAACTGTGACAAAAGAGCAACACCCGGGACTATATGCCCTTCTTAGTAGGTGGTATGAAGAAACTGGTTGTCCAATGCTATTGAATACAAGTCTCAATATCAAGGGTATGCCGATGGTGAATAACTTTAAAGATGCTGATGATTTTGAAGCGAAATATGGCGTGAAAGTCTTTTCATAATAAATATTAACATGACTAATAATATTCTAAAGTTTCCAGACAAGTTTCGTAAGGAACCTAGACGCTATCGCATACCGTTGTATACGGATGCCGATATTGAGATTGTTTTATTTTGCGTAAATGCTTTCGGAGTTACACCAGAAAGAAACATGATGGACGATTTATTAGAAATGGACCCAATTGAAGTTATAGAATGTCTTGACATTGCGAGGGAATCTGATATAATATCAAGTGTAGCAAAAGAGCATATACGCTGCATACGTGAATCTATTGAAGAAAGTTAATATATCATGAATATCTTTTATTTGGACCGTGACGTTTCCAAGTGCGCTGAATATCATAATGACAAGCATGTTGTCAAGATGATTATAGAATATGCACAACTGTTATCTACCGCTCACCGTGTAATTGACGGTGAACAATATCTGGACAAGACTGCTAATGGCCGTTCAATCAAGAGATGGCGAATGGAAGACAATACGCTAGAAACCGTTCTCTACAAAGCCACACATATCAATCATCCGAGTGCTGTCTGGGTTCGCCAGTCTAACAATAATTATACTTGGCTTATGTGTCTATTCCAATCCCTGCTTACAGAATACACTCATCGCTATGGCAGAATTCATGCCACTGACCGACTAGTTTATTTTCTTCGCAAGCCGCCCAGAAATATTCCTGTAAGTCATTTAACACAACCGACACCTGCTATGCCAGATGAATATAAAGTATCGGGCGACTCCTTACAGTCATATCGTAACTATTATATCGGTGCGAAAAAAACTATGGCAAAATGGAAAAATCGTGATATTCCTAGCTGGTGGAAAGACGCAACACAATAAATAACTACATGAAGACAGTTATACCGATCTCACCTCCTCCAGCTATCGTGCCTCCCTTGGCACTCGGCGACTCTGCAATAGCAGGGTCGCCTTTTTTGTATCAACTCAAACCCCCTAAAGGACTGTCATGGCAAGAAAAAAACAAATCCCATTACAAGTTGTCTCAAATAACGATGCTCCTGTAACCTTAGAGAAGAGTAAGCTATGCAAAGTAAAATACGAAGACCTAAAAAATATTCAACCAAAAAACTTTAATCAGAGACGATTTTTTGAACTTTACGACCAACAGTCCCCAGCAATTTTATTACACGGTGTAGCAGGAACAGGGAAAACCTACATCGCGCTTTTTAAGGCACTAGAAGAAGCACTAGATCCAGAAACAGTATTTGAGCGAGTAGTAATAGTCCGCTCTGCTGTTCCATCAAGAGAAATTGGTCACCTACCGGGTGATGAAAAAGAAAAGACAGAAGTTTATCAGTTACCTTATGTAGAAATCTGCGAGGATTTGTTTAATCATATCCAGCCATTTCAGCGATTGCAAGAACAAAAGTCGGTGAACTTTATGATCACCTCGTTTGTTCGTGGTATCACTCTAGATAATTCCATCGTCATTGTTGATGAATGTCAGAATATGACGGATATGGAACTCAATTCGATTATGACCCGAATTGGCAGAAACTCAAAGATCATCTTTTGCGGAGATTTCCGTCAAACTGATTTATATAAAAAGAACGATATGTCGGGACTTCAAAAGTTTATCGCTATCGCAGAACTAATGCCTTCGTTCAAAACACTAGAGTTTACTGTTCATGATATAGTAAGGTCCAAATTGGTTAAGGAATATATTCTAGCCAGACTAGAATATGAGGAGAGATACGCATAAAAGACTTGACAAACTATGAGAATCATGTTATAAGAGTATATGTTCAAAACAATCTATGATTATACTGATTTCGCCCAAGATGAAACAAGAGAAGATGGTAGCAGAGTTTACGTCAATGCCGCAGGTGTTGGATATCCCTCTGCTACCACCGTTCTAGGGGTCTTAAACAAAGACTCAATCAACAAGTGGCGTGAGCGTGTCGGGGAAGAAGAAGCCAATCGTATTTCTAAGCAGGCTTCTACTCGTGGTACTAAAATCCACACACTTACCGAAGCATATCTAAAGAATGAAGAAGTTGATTTTGATGGTGTAAAAGCGTCCTTGCTCGACAGGGAAATGTTCACTAAGTTTAAGTCAATTCTTGAGCCTATCGATAACATTCATTGCCAAGAGCTGGCATTATACAGCGACTTCTTACGTATGGCTGGTCGTGTTGACTGTATCGGTGAATACAACGGTACTCGGGCTGTAATCGACTTTAAGACTTCCAATCGGCCCAAGAAGAAGGAATATATCAGTTCCTACTTTATGCAGACCGCTGCATATGCAATCATGTATGAAGAACGGACTGGTATTCCTGTTCCCTATCTCATCATCTTGATTGCCGTAGACGGTGACGAGCCTCAGGTGTTCATAGAAAAGCGTGACAACTGGGCTAAAAAACTTATTGAAACTCGCGATTTGTTTGAAAAAGGTATTGACAAATAAGGACTTATGTCTTATATATAGATTATCAGTTGTTGACAATCAACAATAAAGGCGGAAAGACCGGGGTTCGACTCCCCGCACCTCCACCATCTATCAAGTGTTTAGTTTGCTTGGCACGGGAATTGCGTATGTAATTCGGCACTTGGTAGTTGATGGGGGTGACCTGGATATCGATTTTCGTGTAATAGGGCGGTTCGAGACTGATTGCTTGGCAAAGTGCCACAAAACGTAAATGCAAACGATAACGTTGCCTTTGCAGGATATGCGCTAGCCGCATAATCTCATTGGGTTTTTGATAGTTTTCCCTCGAAACAGAATAAAACTATTACCTGTTCTGTATATACGATGAAATGAGTGATGTAAGAACCTATGAATGCTAAATAGTTGTATGACCCATTAATGGGTCATTTTTTGTCTTCGGACAATCAGTGTGGGGAGTCACTGGTTAATACCCTCTCAAGTATAACAAAAAAATGGAAATAAGATGACTTCCTTTAATAAGAAGTTTTTCAAGTTTCTTTCGATTATTACACTATTAAGTTATAGTTTATATGGAATTAATTCATATGCTGAAACTGCCATCGAAAGAGAAGCAAGGGAATATTCCCTCGGCGTCGGAGAAGTAATCCAGGGTATCAAAGAAGATGCCCAAGAACAACAACGTAAAGTAACACAACAAAGAATCCAGACACAAAATATTCGTCTGGCAAATAATAGAGAATTGAAGTGTCTCGCAGACAACATCTATTATGAGGCTGGTAACCAGTCTACACAAGGCAAATTGGCCGTCGCGGCCGTTACTATCAATAGGGTAAATAGCCCCAAGTTTCCTAAATCTGTATGCTCCGTTGTATACCAGAGAACAAAACGTGTGTGTCAGTTCTCGTGGGTGTGCGAAGGAAAGAAGAGTGTGCGCAGTGCGCAACAATACGCACAAGCCAAAAGAGTGGCTGAGAAGGTATTGTTCGCAGGGGCTAATCATGGCGTATTAGGAAAAAATGTTCTATTCTACCATGCCGACTATGTAAATCCAGGTTGGAATCTTCGTAGAGTAGCTAAAATTGGTGATCATATATTTTATGCAGGATAATGAATGGGTAAGAGAAGCAACTTTGAACATCGTAAGAACGACTTCTATCCGACTCCGTTGGATGCAGTAAAGCCTCTCTTACCCTTTCTTCCCTCGGAGTTTACCTTCGCTGAGCCTTGTGCCGGCGACGGTAGACTCTGTAGGCATATCGACACCTTAACAGACAGTAATGCAGTAGCTACTTTGGTTTCTGATCTCGATCCCAAAGACACTTTTATTGAAAAATATGATGCATTAACTGTTGACATTCCCGCAAATACCGAGTATATTATAACTAATCCCCCTTGGTCTAGATGGATACTACATCCATTGATTGATAGGTTTGCTAGTATTCGTCCTACGTGGCTTCTCTTTGATGCTGATTGGATGCATACTAAACAAGCAATACCCTATCTACAATATTGTAGTAAGGTTGTGGCCATAGGTAGAGTAAAGTGGATTGAAGATAGTAAGTTTACTGGCAAGGACAATGCTTGTTGGTATCTTTTTGATAAAAATGAAATGAGTGGAACACAATTTTATGGTCGAGGATTTTCAAGTGGTAGATGAAGTCAGCAACGAATTTCTGATTACGAAGAAGTTTAGAACTTCTACTGAGTTTTCTCAATTTATTGAGAAGCAAGCATCGACAACAGGTCTACAGTGTATGGACTTGCTAGTTGATTATTGCGTAAAGAATGATATAGAAATGGAATCAGCATCTGTTCTGTTAACTACTTCACTCAAAGAAAAGATTCGTGCGGAAGCAGAAGAACTAAATATGTTGAAGCGCAAGGATGGAAAGCTACCCTTCTAATGGATTCTTTCGAAGTTTATCGTGTCTACATGTCACTCAAACTTCATTTTACTTCTGATGATTACGATATCACAAAAACGAAATCGGGCGTTAGATGTAAGAGAGAAACATTCCTTAAACGTAAGGATGTTCTGTTGTTTCGCAAGTTAGCCAAACGATTTACCTTTACTGAGATGGTAGATTATTTCGTTGCTAACTTTGTCAATGGACATAACGGTCTTTTCGATGCCGAAAGCGATAACGTGTATCGGGACTGGAAGGCTAGAAAAGAGAAGTTGACATATCTGTTCACACAAGACATCTCTACTCTGATATTAGAGGCT